GGCGTTGAACAATCATGTAGCCGATCTGGCGTAAGGCTACATCCAATACGGCTCTTCCATTATTAGTAGCTAACCATTGGAACATGGTTAAAGCCCCTGTTAGAGCCGCGGGACCTAACTTATTTACTAGATTAAGGGTCATCCCGGCACCCTTTTCGTGCTCGGCCTTTATAGTATCACTAAAGATAGTTTCTGCAATACCTTGGTCATCCGGCACCGCGCAACGGTCAAAATACAAACCGCGATTTTTTACGTACTCTTGAAACTCTGCATCTTCAGCTATAATAACAGAGAGCTTCCGCTGCAATACTAGAATGTCCCGATTAGATGGCTTACTAAAATCTATGGTCGGTAGCTTACGGTCTGGCATGATTAATCCTTATTGTGATTTGATTGATACTATTATAGTAGTGTTGATGGGTAATGCAATAGAAGATTAGATGACACTGGATTTGAGTAGATGCCGCCATAGGGTAGAAATGAAATTTTTTGTAAAAATTTTTTCGGGGCGCTGAGGGAGCGTATTAGAAAAAACTACTTTAGAGAATTCTAATCACTTAAAAGCTACATTAGATAATGCTTGATTAGAGAATTCTAATCAATGTAATGCTTGATTAGATTTTAATTGATTAGATTATCCTCATGAACGCGAGGAGCATAGTCTTTTCAGGTCTAAGCTAAGTCCATTGAGGACCAAGGCTCCCGGACTAATGGCCGACTCGTATGGACTATAGGCCATGGACTAAGGATGGTCCAGAGTGGACTATGGGCTAGGGACTATGGCCCTACCTAATAGGACTAATGATCATTGTATAAGGATAGACTTGGATGGACTAACGATTGGCAAAATGAAAGCCCCGCATGGGGGCTGTGATCATTCAGGGCTCTGAGCGCCTAGCCCCAATGGGCTCGTTTAAAGTTGATAACAGAGCGTGCTATGACTAGTCCAGTAATGACTATGGCTATGGCTAGGGTGATCATTTGGCCTCCTCCTCAAGTTGATCTAATTGGTTCCAAATGTCCTCTATCTGGTTCTGGAATGAGTCCATCTTGGCCAGGCGGGTGTTCACGTCATCGGCCTTACAGCGGTCGGCTATATAGGCATTGCGCATTTTGATCAGGCGGTCTAGGTCTTGCTGTAGGGTGGTGTTCATAAGGTTCTCCTAATTTAAGAAATCGTAAAGCATGGTGGATAACATAAGAATGATCACGGCTAGCAGGGTGATCACTCCATTCAGGTCTGTATTGATCCAATCGATTATGGCGCCCATATTAAGCCCCCTGCTAATTCGGTAGCTAGCACGTTATAGCCGCGCTCAGTTGTCTCAGCGAGCAACTTAAGCGTTACGTAAAGGCTTATAGCATTTACGCGAGACCCCATAGCTATAGCCATTAGGTTATCCGCATAAGTGCAACTAAGGCTACCGTACGCTACATGCCAGCCAGATGGGATAGCGCCGCAATCAACGTAGTCACGAATGGTGTCACACATTGCACTCCATTTAGCATAGGCGCCATTTGGGTTGAAGTAGTTGAACATAGCCACCTGCTTGTTGGTCCAGCTTGGGGTAGTGGCCGTAGCGGTAACAGTGATGTATTCGTGCGATTTTTTAGTGCCCATGGTAATGATTCCTATTTCCAAGTAAACCGTGTATTTCCCTTGTCTTCCCCTTAATTATAGTACACTTACGGCTCTTTTGGGCGCTTATGAACACTTCTTTTAGGACCGATTTGGACTAGTCGCCTAGCCTTATGGACTTGGTGAAAAAGACTACATAGTAGTCCGGGTAGTGGGCAAAAAGGTTAAAATCGAGATCTCTTCTTGGTCATAGTAGGGGTAGGGGAAAGGCGAACGCCCCGTAGGGCGCGTGTTTGAGGGCTTTAAATCGATGTGAGCAGATTGAGCCTAGCTCCCATAGATCATATGGTTATATTCGGCTTCACTAATCTTGGTAACCCTTACTAAGCGGTGGCCCTGAAAATAATGCTCAAGCATTTCTTCTTTTTCCTCTAGCATGCAAACGATCCCGCGGCGGTTGTTCTTTGAAGTAATGCGAATGTAGTCGTTCATATTAGTATCCTCTAATTTAGATTAATTTCATGGAGTAGGGCAGCAATGGCGGCGGCTTCACTATATTCGCCTTTGCTAATGGCCCCATCAAGAACATCCTTAAGCCATTCCACTTGTTCCTCTTTGGACTGGCTACATTCCTCGATCATCTCATAACGGAGCTCAAGGGCTTGGTCCAATAAGCCTTCGGCAACGGCTTCTATGATTGCACAGGTATCTTTTGACATAATAGTATTCCTTTTGGTTATAAGTGGGCTTCCGCCCCCATAGTCTATTTAGTTATTAGAAGCATCGTTTTTACAAGCTTCGCGATACTTTTGGTATTGGGTGCGCGCCGTATAAAAAGCGATTCCGCGATCAACACAGGCCTGTAAAATATCCTTACGGCGCGTGGTTGGGTCGGCGGCTAACATGCTGCCCGCGATATCCCAAACCAAGGCGCATGCCCCGCTCATGGCCGAGCGATCCTGTTTTGGCTTGGCTTCTTTTTTAGGGGCGACCTTAACCAAATCACCAAATTCTTCCCCGCAAGTAAGGCAAAGGAATTCGTGGGTTATGGCCGCCTCAGGGGCATTTTGCCCGGCGATTTCGGCTTGGGTAGCGAAATCGCTTAGGCCGTTTGAAAGGTGAGCCTTGCAATGTGGGCAGTTAACAAAGCCACCGGCCAAAGGCATTTCAATAACCACAAACTGCCATTTGCCTTCAGGGTTCTGCCCGATTGAGCCGATTTCTAAATAGTTGGCGCCATGATCTTTTTTGGCCTGGCGAACTGCAGAAGCTTTAGATGCGTAAGTTTTCATAATGTAGATCTCCAAAGTTTTGATTTAAGTTAGGGGCTATCCCCCAACTGATGATTAATTATAGAACACACATGTTCATTTGGTAAGTTCTAGTTTGGACTAAGGTTATTCCTAACCTATGGTTTCTAGATAGTCGATATTGACGGTGATTTCATCGCCCTTAATATAATCCTTAAAGGCCGGGTTAAGAATTTTGGTGACCTTAACTAACATAACCCCGTCATGGCGAGGGTGATCTATTTCCCCTATAATAACCCCTTCGGCGACCTGCCCATGAATCGCGAACCCTTCATTTCTACTAATTATAACTACACTCATTTCCTTAACCCCTTTCTTAATTGCGATGATTAATAATAAGTGATCCCAACAATTAGATCAAATACCACTTAGGACTAAGAGCCATTTATTTTGGTCTAAGCAACCCCCCTATATAAAGGTATCAAATAGGCGCTAAACTTGGGTAGTACAATTGTGGTCGCCGGGCTATATTCAATTGGTCGGTTTTTGAACCAATCCCGGCCTAATGCGCATTTCCGTTTGAGCGAATGCTGTGGTCGTTCTATGAACCAATTGATCATTGGTCGTTTGAGCGAATTCTGTGGTTGAATCGATGGCTAATGATCCATTAGCCTTATCTAATCAATGTTTCACTAATATGATCATTTTGGTATGTGAGCATTTATAAAAACATCGCTGCCTTTGCATCATTTGTAAAACAATCGCGTCCTTATGCTCAAAACAATCGCTGCCTTAAGCTCATAAGTGCACAAAAACATCGCTGCCTTATGATCATTCCTAACCACACGACAATCGCTGCTTCATTTTTGATCATTTGATGACATTTTGAGAAGAGCTTCTCATTTGATCATTAGATGCCAAAAGAGTCATCTAATTATTATAAATCCGGGAAGAGATTTTTCTGCCAAAAAATGGAGGGCGCGCTGGCCCCCCACCCACTATACACCCACTAGATGATTAACCCCCCACCATTCATATACCGAAAACACATTAAACCGTCACCATGTTACCGGCCATTATCCAGCACATTTGCCATCTTGGTTTCGAAGTAAATTAAGAAGGTTTCTAGATCAATTTCTACCCTTGTTTTTACCCTTTGGGTTCCCGCATCTAGATACCCTATCATAATCACTTTCCATGGTTTATGGTTCTGTTTATAAATTAAGACTGGTACCTCAGATGGGCTAGCTTGGGAAATGGTTTGCTTCCACCAAGTATTAATATTCAATTGCTCTTGTCGTTTAACTTCTAAGGCTAACCAATCAATTCCATCAATATCATAACCCCCCTGAAACGATTGATTCTGGTTTCTATAAAGTACTGGAACTTCCAATCCCCTTGCACTAAATACACGATCAACAACTGGTTGGAGTAACTTCACCACTTCTCTCTCGCCTCTCTTACCTTTATTACGACTAGCTAATCCTGCCATTTTGAATCCTCTCTATCTTCATAGTAAATATCTTCTAATCCAAAGCCATCGAACATAAGGGCTATCTCCACTATTATAAAGACTACTAACCCAACCAACACCCATTGAACTAGCTCATATAGTAACATTAATAAAACTAGATCAACTATACCACCCATCAAATCAACTAACATCTATCTAATCTCCTATTATTAGATTAAAGAGTAAAAACTAAGGGGGAAGGGGGGTAGGTACCTACCCATTCATCATTCCCACCTATTTTATTAATAAAAACAATATAGTTACTTTAAAAAGGGAAGAAAGGGAAGGATATAATAATAATATAATAATATAATATAATAATATTAATCTAATCATATAATCTATTGGTCTATTCATATATTTATTATTAAAAATTTAAACCCTACCTTTTCTTCCTTTTTCTGAGATACCTCGTTGAAAACATTACCTTTTTACTTGGGTAACCCCCCTTCCCTAAAAGGGTAGGTTATATCCCTACCCTTTTGTATCTTATTGAAACCATTACATTTTTCATAGGGGAGGGTATCCTACCCCCTAATTTTTAACTGGGTACTTGATATAATCCAACATAGACCGCAACCGGAGTAATTGGTCTGAACCTGCCGCGTGACCCGGATGATTGGTGTCATCACATGTGGCCATCACACGACGTTCGAGCGCGGCATAATCTAGAGCTACAAGTTGTTCAGTAGTTAATGGCTTACCCTTATTAGGCCAAACACCATTGGTAAATAACTTACCCCCTGCCCACGGGGACTTATGCAGTGCCTGCGTATCCTTTACCCATTTCCTAATTTGGCGGGCTGTCGGTTTGGTTGGCGAATACTTAACCACAGTAGTGTATTCTATCTTACACTTGAATACCCACATTGCCGGATGGCTATACTTAAGCAGTACGCTGGGCTCACTAGGTAAATAAGTAGTAGCTTTAATCATGGTTACTTCCCTCTCGGTTCGATTCGTAGTTGTGCTTGGGTGATTAGCTCGGTTGCATTTGGGTTATGATACCAGTTACCGAGCTTTATCATTTGACTGAAGGTCTGTCCGCGGAAGTCCTGATCGCGGGTAATGCAAACGAACTTAGCGCGCTCTTCTGGATTCAACCACCAATTTAACCAATCATCAAATTGACGGCGGCTCTGGCAGATTACTGCTATTGGTTTAACCTTGTTCATTTTGTTCTCTCCTTAAATCCCTTGTGAGGGTTTAGGTCATCATACTTACCAAGGTTATAATGCTCGATCCCGGCTACATAATTACGGTAATAATAATCTAACCATATCCACTGCCCATTACGCAGCTCAGTTGGAAACCAAGCAAACTTACGTTCATAGGTTCCATCCATTTCTTTATTGCGCTCGCGCTGCACTTCTATATCGATTCCAAATTTCATTGCTCTTTTCCTTTGAGTAGGTGGAGCGGGTAACGTAGTGCGCTGGTTCGGAAGAGTTTAGGCGCATCAGGATTATCCACAATAATGGTCTTAGTCCAGCCGTTGAAGATACCAATAGGGGCATCTTCATCGAATAGGAAAGTAGCCATATGAGTACGATTAAGAAAATGGGAAAGTTCTTCATACTGGCGGATTACATGGCGCATATGAGCTTGCTTGCGTTTAATAAGCGCGTGAACAGATTCTTCAACAGTTGGGTGAGCGAAACGTTTGCCGGGACCGTCGAGAACAAATTTCTTACCCTTGGCATTTGGATACTCAATCCACCAACCACACTTAGTCTCACTGATGACCTTATACGGGATGTTCTGGATGCGCATAGTAGCCTGGTCGGCCAGTTCATCAGGGTACGAGATATAGCTGCGATATAAGAATGTAATCATTTTATGAATCTCCGTTGCTTGGTACAATAAGTGTAAGAGAACATGAAAGGGTTAAGTCTCGCTTTACGTAACGCCTTTTGCTGGTCTCGAATTTGGGTTCTCGTTGGGGGTGTTGGGTACCAAACGTGAATACCCAAGGCACCAATAATCGTTTCAAGGATAAATTGGTTATCTACAACAATTAACCGGTAGTTACTCATATTCATAGCTCCATAACATCATCAAATGTCTGAAAGGTGTTCCAGTCATTATTAAGGCGATCTAGGTGTTCATTAATAATCCCGCGAGCAAGTTTCATTTGCTTAAGGGCAGCTGCATAACTATCCGTAGCATTTTGGAGTTCAGTAATAAGATTAGGATCAAAGACATAAGCTTCTGGTTCGCCTCGGCCACCACATTGGCGACAGATATATAAGGTAACCAAAAGACCGTTATCTGAATCAGAAAATTTGCTCGCGAATTGATGGGATGGCTTAGTGCAGCCACACCCTCCGGTACACCCTACCATTTTAACTGGAGTACCATCAGCATATACCTGAATGACTTTCCAGCCGTTAGCAACGGCGCGATCTCCATCCCCAGTAAAAGACCATACCTTATCAGGATAGTCTACAATTAGGGTTAGTTTGTGACTTTTAGCATTAATGCCGCGCCACATGATACGATTATAAGTCATCCTAAAACTCCTCAACGAAATAAACATGATCCACAGTGATGGAGGATGCTCTGGAGCTGGTACTAGCGCATTCCGGTAGGCTATCACAAAGGTCATCATCCATAAGCGCCACGCATTTACTGCATCTATGGCCAGTGCCTTTTACTACAGGAACAGCTCTGTATTCTTTATCACCAATTATTACGTTACTCATCTTACCTTCCTTATATAGGTTTGTTTCTACCCCTTTATTATCCTACTAGTAGAGTAATTAATCAACTATATTAGGTTTAAAATTGTAGGTACAAAATAAGGGGTTGTAAAATTTTCCCTATTTATTATAATTGGGACCTGTGTATGAAACCTAAGGTAAAATAATGGAACAGAGTACGGATGGTTACGATAACCCCCAAACCCTAATGGCGGAGACTATTGCCCTATTGCGCAAGGATCCTCGTAGCCTACTAGATATACATAAGGAAAGCGGGGTCCCTTTCTATTGGCTGAAAAAGTTTAGTGCTGGTGAGATCCCTAACCCGGCAGTAAACCGCACACAGTACTTATACGAATACCTTTCTGGTAAGAAACTATTTAGCTAGGAGCTCGCGATGCTAGAGAATATCCCAGCAGAGCTCAAAGCTCTTAACCAATGGGTCTGCGGCACCAAAGCCGTAATTAAGTCTCAAGACAAGATACCTATTAACCCTTTGAACGGTACCAAGGCTTCACCGACTGATAGCCGTACTTGGACGACATTCAATGCGGCATTAGAGCGCAGAACGGAACAGTGGCCACACGTAGGTTTCGTACTATCAAGTGAAGATCCTTATTGCATTATCGATCTCGACGATCCTTATAATCCAGATAAACAATGGAGTGAGGACCAACGGGAAACCCATGCAAAGCTCAACCAAAAGATTATGGACAGCTTCGAAAGTTATACCGAGATCAGCCAATCCGGTAGAGGCGTTCATATTGTGGTCAGAGGTAGTGTCCCGCACGGGGTTAACCGTGATACCGTCGAGATGTATAGCACTCAACGTTATATGGTCTGTACTGGTAATGTTCTAAAAGATCTTCCGATCATAGATTGCCAACCAATGCTAGATACTTTATTTGCCGAGATGGATAGTGCGGCTAAAGGTGTTGAGCTTGTTGAGACAGCTGATACCCTAGAAGATACCGAAATTGTCGAGATGGCTATGAGCGCCATGAATGGGGAAAAATTTACGGATCTCTGCAATGGCCATTTTTCGGAATACCCTAGTCAATCTGAAGCGGATCTAGCCTTACTGTCTATTATCGCTTTTTACACTGACTCGAATGAGCAAGTAAGACGCATCTTTAGAATGACCCAATTAGGGAAACGAGAAAAAGCGGTTAAGAACGATACCTATCTTAACTTCGCCCTAAGTAAGATTCGAGCCAATGCCCCGGTTAAGGTAGACTTTGGGGAACTTGAGAAAAGGGTACAGGCTTTAATCAATAAACCGGAAGCTCAAGCTGCCACTTCAACGAACGAAGAAAAAGTACTGGCCATTGTTAATAATGAACCTACCCATACAGCGGTAAGCCAGCCTGATGACCCTGACCTTTTCCCACCGGGATTAATAGGTGAATTAGCTGAATACATTTACGCCTCTGCGGCAAGACCTGTTCGAGAATTTGGGTTAATGGGGGCTATTGGTTTAATGGCCGGTTTGGTCGGGCGCCAGTACAACGTGTCAGGGGTAGGTTTAAATCATTACCTAATTCTATTGGCTAAGACGGGTACTGGTAAAGAAGGTATTGTAGGGGGCATAGATAGGCTTACTAACGCTGTGAGAAAGTCTGTACCTATGGTGGATAACTTCTCGGGGCCAAGTGCCTTTGCTTCCGGACCGGCGCTCGTCAAGTACATGTCTGAGAGCCCATGCTTCCTATCTGTGTTAGGTGAGTTCGGTTTAACCCTGCAGCAGATTTGTGATCCTAAGGCTATGGGGGCTCATGTATCCCTACGCCATGCGCTTCTGGATCTCTATCAGAAATCCGGTTGGCATTCTACCCTTAAGGCGTCTGTGTATTCGGATAAGGAAAAGAATACAGATCTAGTACGTAGCCCAGCTCTTAGTGTTCTTGGGGAAAGTACCCCTGAAACATTCCTAGAAGGGCTTAGCGAACACCATATTGCCGATGGCTTAATACCGCGTTTCACCATTCGGGAGTATACAGGCAACCGCCCGTACCTTAACGAGAATAATGGGTTTCCACCGGCTGAATCGTTAATACGTAGCTTAACTGACTTAGTTACCATTGTACTAACGATGCAAGCCAATGAAGCACATGTCGATGTCGTCTTAGATGCCAAGTCAAAGGTTCTATCCGATGCTTTCGAAAAAGAAACCACTGACCTAATCAATAATAGTAGCAATCAGCTCCTAACTCAGTTATGGAACCGAGCCCATCTAAAGGTACTGAAGCTAGCTGCTTTGATTGCTGTAGGGTGTAATTATAATGCTCCCGTAATTACTGAAAGGCATTTTAATTGGGCTATGGCCTTTGTTAAACAGGATATTGCCACATTACTTAACCGCTTCGAAAAAGGTGAGGTCGGTAACGGGGAATCGAAACAGGAAGCTGATTTTATCCGTAAGGTTAATGAGTACTTTACTAAGAAGCCAAAAAGTCTCTTTAAAAAGTTCCATGACCGTAAGGTAATCCCGGCTAGCTGGATGCGGGATCACGTTAAACAGTTATCATCCTTTAAAAATGATAGCCGAGGCCAAAGTCGGGCGCTAACCGGGCTGATAGAAGCCATGGTAGATAGCGGTATGTTAAACGAAATGCCGAAACCCCAAGCCCAGAAGGAATTTCAAACATCCGGTAAGGTCTATGCTCTCGGGGATCAATGGCCTCTAGAGTAATAGTGGATTTAATCTAACTATGCCCTATAATCTACTTAGTGGTATAAATTAACTCAACAAAAGGAAATTAAGCATGTCACATTATTTAACCATAGCACTAGCCTGTGCAGTCCCAGTGATCTTTATGTTTGTCGTTATAGTGAGTTTTCATAAAAGTTTTATGAAGTCACTAGAAGAGCAAGAAGATGCCTATGGGGAACCAGACCTAGGTATCAACTGTGTCAAGGAACACCAAGCAAGGCACGTCATTATCAGTACTGACGATATGACCTATCTTACATTTACCAACGGGTTACAGTGGTATAAGCGCCTGGCCAACGGAATGCTAGAGCTTGTAGAATGCGATAAAATTGAGCTGCAGCTACAGAAAGCTTACCTAGCTTACATGGGTGAAGCGCTATGAACAATAACGTAATAGCGGAAAGCGGGTACATCCTTATGAATGCCGAAGGGCAGTTTGGTTCCATCGCGCTTAAGATGACCCACGCCAGCACAAAAGAGGTATTGCGTTTCGGACCAATACACTGTGCAACCGTGTTTACGGAAAAGAACGCTTGGCGCCTGCGTATACGTGACAGCGAGGATCGAGCTCGAGCTGAAAAGGCTATTGTGGCAATCCTCCCTATTAAGGTAACCCGTTTGATCGAATTTGTTAAAGGTGATAAATAGCATGAAAACTAGAAGTGTACGTATCTCAAAGATTGTCGGGGAAGAGGCGAAACTTTGGACTCTTTCTGTAAGGTTGCAGCGCTTAGTTATTCTTTATGCCTCTAGCCACAATAATATTCATGGGCTCTTAGAAGCAGCGGAAAAGATGCAAAATTATTACTACTATACAGCTAATGAGTTAGTTGATCTTATGGAGCTGTGCGGGTTTCCAGAGGTAGCAAAAGGTTGGGTATTTAGTACGTGGCGCTTTGTAAAACCAGAACGCGATGCCGATCAAATTGAAGTACGTATGTATCAGGTTGGAACAAAGCCAACTCGAAAGGTAGTCTGATATTCCATTTTAGTCTTGTACTAAAAGCTAGACTATATGATAATAGATCTATGTTAAAGAGTTAAGTAATCAAAGGAACAGAACATGGATACCCAGCAACAGGAAGATTTAGTAGTAGCTGCAAACGAGCTCCTTAATAAGCATGGCCTTGTAGGTTGGAAATGTGTTGTAGATACGTCGAGCAATTTAAGTAAACGCTTAGGGCAATGCCGTTACCGCCTGAAGGAAATTGCCGTTTCACAGTTCTACCTAGATGCCGCACCTTATGCCATTTGCTGGGACACAGTGGTGCATGAAGTAGCCCATGCTTTAACACCAGGTTCAGGTCATGGAGCTGAATGGCGCGCAGTTGCTACGGAGCTAGGCTTAGTGAACCCTCGCTCCACGAAAAATTTAGCGGAGCTTGGTATAACCTTGCCTCAATCGCGAGGTGCTGTTAAGGCTCATGTGACCATCTATATGGATAGCGGATGCTTCGTCAGCTCCCACGGTGCCTCAAGTCGCCCACTATCGGCTTTGGAACGCCGGTACATTAAAGGGAATAAGGCAGCCACAATGGGGAAGTTATATCAAGTACCACTGGAAATCTTTGAAAAATTTAAAAATGGCGAAATCACAAATCAAGAATTAATAGAAGCAACTTATCCTAGAGGCCGGGCTCCAGTAATCCATCAAGCGGCGTCAAAGGTGAAAGGGACGGGTAATCAGCCTACGCAGTCTAAATCAACTTTTAGCGCATTTACCAAAAGTATTTATAAGACTGGAATGGACTTTAGTACCTTTCAAGGAGCTTATTTAGGGGCTAAACCAACGGCATCGCCGGCAACGGTTAAAACCCAATATTATAGGGTAGTAAAAGAGCTAGGTTAATTACTCTAAACATGTTATACTATAGGTATGTTGAATAAGAGGGAATTATTATGACAGTTGCAGCAGCCGTAAAAGATCTACGTAAGTTACATGGTTTAGAGCCTTATAATGAGCCATCAAACATTTGTTGGAATGACAGTGCTTTTGGTGCGTCGCTAGAAAAGAAGCACGGCGCCACTAACCTACGTAAAGCTAGGGCGGTGCTTGGGTTACCGGACCCGGATAAACCACAAAAGCCGTTTATGCCAAAGAATACCCATCCGGCTACCACTTCGGCTCGCTTTAAAGCAAAAGAACCCAGTGATAGCAACACACCAAAAAAGGAGGACATTATGTCCAAAGATATTGGCGAGGCTATTAGCACCTTTCTAGAGAAAGATTTACCGCAAGACAAGCACTTACGGTTGCTAGCTTGGCAGGAGCTTCATGGCCTGCAGAAGCAGTTGAAAAAGGCTGAAATGGAGCTCCGTAAAGAGCTTACTGGAGCATTTTTTGATATTGCAAATGCGAAAGAAGGAACCAATACCTCCGACCTCGGTAATGGTTGGAAGCTAAAGTATAAACATAAGCTTGATCGCAAGCCAGATGAAGCTGCATTTGAAGCCGTATTCTCACGCCTACCGGAAGGTTCTAAAGATAGCTTGATTAAGTTTAAGCCGGAAGTTAGTATTAAGGCCTATCGTTCACTTAGCGAAACTAACCGTAAGATCTTCGAAGAATGTCTTATTATTAAGCCGGGCAGTCCGGAGCTAGAACTGGTGCCACCTAAAGAAAAGTAACCGTTATAAACTAAAGTGCCAGCATGCGCACTCTAAGATTAATATGTGAGCTGGTGGTGTGATCCCACTGCCTTAACTTATCAAACTTTGGAATGAGATAACTATCATGATTAAAGAACAAGAAGCCGTTAAAAATGATGTAACACGCATCATTGAGATCTTTCAGGCGTCTCAAGGCGAGATTCGTCCACACTTTATTCTTACTGGGCCTAGCGGTTCTGGTAAGTCCCACATTATTAAGGCTCTAGCTGAGCAGTTTAGCCTTGCATATCTGGAGGTTAACGCCGCCCAGTTAACCAAAGAAGGGACAAGTGGTAACAGTGTTAGTAAGGCATTGGCACCATTAGCCCAATCCCAAGCTACCCTTACCCTATGCTTTGTTGACGAGTTCGACAAGCTGTTTATCTCCGGTAACACCAATAGTGAATTAGCCCATGAGACCACAAACGGTGTGCAGAATGAGTTCTTGACCATCTTAGAGTCCTCTACTACGTCGGTATTCGGTGATTACGGTAAATTCATTCAGGCGCCAGTGGATAACGTCCTATTCATCTTTGCCGGAGCGTTTAACGGGGAGCAGAATATTACCATTGACCGCCTCCGTGAATTTGGTTTGAAGACGGAATTCTTAGGACGCGTCGGATTAACCTTTGGGTTAGAAAAGTTGTCTGTTGAGTCCATGTACGTGGCATTACAGCGTTCAGCCCTATTAGCCCATTATTTGCGTCTATTTCCGGACACCGACCGGGCAACCGTGGAAGAGACCATCATGAACGTTGTTGTAAAAGTTCATGCTAAGAATACATTAGGTATCCGCCTATTGAACACCTTGCTGAATCAGTATTTCATTAATGATGGGTGCCTTGAAACAGAGCAGGTTTCCCACACAACTTTTCAATCAACCCTTAGTTTTAAAGCTAACCCAAATACGCCGGAGGCATAAAATGTTTAGACCTACTTCAGTTGTACTAAAGCAGTTGCACCAGTTGGCCGACGCGCTCCACCGCGATCAGCTCAAAGAAGATCAAATTTACGAAGACGAGGCATTTGAGTCCATGAAAAAGAACCAGAATTGTGTGGTCATTAATAAGTCTAATGAGACCAATAACAATCAGGGAAAAATTCGGGTATTCAAAGACGGTTCCGCTTGGTGCGCGGTATTACCCGGCTTCGTAAACTTACAAGAATCAGTAGCCGGTTTTGGGGACACAGCTGGTGAAGCAGTCCACGCCTTATTTAGCCAACTAACTATTGATAAGGAAAAACCGGCCTCAAGACCTTTTAAGCTTGATGATCCTGTGCGCCATAAAAACCTAGCGGATAAAGCTTATATCATTAAGTATATCCATGGTAATCAGGTAGCCTGCGTGAACGTCATGACCGAAAATATGTTCTGCTTTAATACGGGCCAATTAGAGCTTATTGAAAACCCAAGTTAACTATGACAGTCTGCTCTAAGCAGTGAGTGTGAAGTGATTTTAAAAGGGTTATATTAGGTAACCACAAAAGGTTATAAGGAACCATGATGGCTATTAAATTAATTGATTCGCATGAACTAGCCCAAAACCACGGTGTTAAGGCGCTTGTATATGGTCGGGCAGGTATGGGTAAGACCGCACTTACTGCTACTGCTCCAAGACCAGTATTGATCAGTGCTGAGAGCGGGCTCCTTTCCTTACGTAAGGAAAACCTAATCCGTCTTTATGGCGCGGATAACCCGTCCATTTCATACCATCTACCTGTGATACAGGTAACCACCGTGGAAGAGCTTACTGAAGCCCATAGCTGGGCATTAAAATCTAGTGAAGCAGCCGGATTCGATACCATAGCCATTGATTCAATTTCTGAAATAGCTGAGGTGGTACTATCGAACGCCAAACTTCAAGTTAAGGACCCGAGACAAGCCTATGGCGAGCTTATCGATAAGATGGCTATGACTATACGTGCGTTTAGGGATATCTCCGGTAAACATATTTACATAACGAGTAAAGAGGAGTTTTCGAAAGACGGGGATAATGGTACGAAATCATTTCAACCATCTTTACCGGGCTCTAAATTAAGCCAGCAGATCCCTTACTGGTTCGATGAAATGTTCAACCTAAATATAGGTAAGACAACGGATGGAACTGAATACCGTTACCTCCGTACAAGCCCTGATATGCAGTATCAGGCAAAAGACCGTTCAGGCTGCCTCGAAGTACTAGAGATGCCGAACTTAACCCACGTGTTTAATAAGATAATGGCAGGATAGATTATGAATAAAATATTACTTTCGCTTGCGGCTCTTGGATTTGGTGGCTTCTTTAATATGGGTAACCAGCGCAAATACACTCAGGAAAGCAACGGTAAGGATAAAGGATTCGGACGCCCGAGCAAGTTTAATCATTACCGTGAAGGCGCTACCCGTAAGAAGGAGCCTAAATATAGCTTTGTGCGCCGCACATCGCCAGGTTACGGCATATTTATTGACCGTACAACCATGGAAGAGCATGAAATGCGCATCAGCAATCCATCCATGGCTTCTAAAAAACGCCCTATGCCATATAAAGAATCCGTGTATTTCGGGTTAATAACCGAGTAATATAGATAGCTTAATAAAGCATAACACAATAAAGCATAACATACCTAAACGCAATAAAGCATAACATAACTGGAGAAATATCAATGGCTATTATTAATTTCAATGCCGCAGCTGTAGAACCCCAACAGGCTTTTGAGCCTATCCCAGCAGATTGGTACAATGTCTTAATTGACGAATCTGAGATCAAACCAACCAATAATCAAAATGGTCACTATCTTGAAATGCGCCTAAACGTTATTGATGGTGCTTACGCTAACCGTAAGTTGTACGGACGTTTCAATATTGATAACCCTAATGCCACGGCTGTCGAGATTGCCTACGCGCAGTTATCCGCTATCTGTCGCGCTGTTGGTGTTATGCAGGTTGATGATACCCAGCTCTTGCACGGCAAACCTTTCATGGTTAAAGTTAGTGTTCGCCCTCCGCGTGATGGTTACGAAGCCAGTAATGAACTAAAAGGCTTTAAGGCTTGTGACGGTTCTGCGGCAGGTGGCCAAGCAGGTTCTAGCACAGGTGGATCAGGCGGGGCTCCAGCTTGGGCAACTGGTAACCAACAACCGGCTGCAGCACAACAACCTGTACAAACACAACAACCATGGCAGCAACAAGCCCAGCAACCTGCGCCTGAACAGCAGGTACAACAAACTCAGCAGGCTGTTGTTGAGGAACAAACCCAGCAAGCGGTTGTTGAGCAGAATCCTCAGGAAAATAGTGCAACTTCGGGACAAACTGAAGCGGCTGCTAAGAAACCACCTTGGGTTAAGTAACAAAATCTTAAAGGCTATTACTTAGCATAATAAAGGGGCTTATGCCCCTTTATTTTTCTCTAGAGGTTATCATGTCTATAAAACCACGTATTGCTACAAAAACTTTGGAAGCTATTGAAGCCTCCATGTACGCAGATCAAGGTACGCGCTACCGCCAAATACTTAAAGACCTATTACCTAAAATGGAAGACGCTTACCGGGCGACCGGCGATAGGCATCGTTCCCATTTTGGCCTTTCAAACGCCGGAGAAGATTGTGGACGTAAACTTTGGTACAGCTGGCGCTGGACAGTTGCCAAACTGTTCCCGGCAAGAATATTACGCCTTTTTAATAGGGGTCATATCGAAGAAGCTCGCTTCTTAGCTATGCTCATGGCTGCTGGTTTTGACGTATATTTCGAAACACCTGAAGGTGGCCAGTTTAAGATTGAAGATTTCAATGGACACGCAGGCAGTGCTCTAGATGGGGTAGTCATTGGGATACCAGATCTACCAGCCGGGTTACCAGCCTTAGTTGAGATGAAGACTCACAACAATAAGAGCTTCACCAAACTAAAGAAGGAAGGGGTACGAAATTGCCAGTGGAAGCATTTCACCCAAATGCAAGTCTATATGCGCAAAAACGATCTGCATTGGGCGTTGTATATGGCGGTGAATAAAGACACTGATGAACTTTGGGGTGAGATAATTGAACTGGATATGGCCATCGCTGATCGGGTATTAGACCGAGTTGGAGTTCTTATTTATACAGATGAAGCACCAGCCCGTGTAAATAATAGCCCCGGCTGGTATGAATGTAAATATTGCGATTACCACAAAAACTGCCATGGTACTAATGTGCCGGAGATAAATTGCCGCACATGTATTAGTTCTAGCCCTGTTGGTAATAAAGAATGGCACTGCAGCCGGTACAATGTTCTCCTACCTAAGGAGCGTCAACTATCCGGGTGTGATGGGCATATCTATCTCCCTAGCTTACTGAATGGTGCAGTACTAACAAAGGATAGAGCTGACGATGAAGGTTATGTCCGTATCCAGTGGCACGGGCAAGAAGTATTCCTAGCTGACCAAACTATCGACGGACGGAAAGGTATTACCAGTAAGGAGCTATTAGACCGTAATGTTTAAGCTTAGATACTATCAGCAGGGGGCTATTGACGCCATTTATACCTACTTTGAAAACGGTAACGGTAACCCAGTCATAGCCCAACCAACAGGTACTGGAAAATCTGTTGTAATTGCCGGACTATTGCACCGCATATACGATGATTTTCCCGGCCAACGTATTATGATGCTAACCCATGTTAAGGAGCTGATAGAACAGAATTTCGAGAAATTGATAGGATTGTGGCCAACCGCACCTGCTGGGATCTATTCTGCAGGGCTAAACCGTAGGGATACTAGTAAACCTATTACGTTCGCTGGAATCCAATCGGTCGCTAAAAGGTCGCATGAGTTTGGGCATATAGATTTAATTGTCATCGATGAATGCCACCTCGTGTCTCAAAAGGATAATACAAACTACCGTAAATTTATAGAGGAGTTAAAGCTCGTTAACCCTTATATAAAGGTAATTGGCCTTTCGGCGACCCCTTATAGGTTGGGGGTTGGTTTAATTACGGACGGAGGGTTATTCACCGATATATGCTATGATAATACCACGATGGACGGCTTTATGCGTTTGGTAGACGAGGGCTACCTAATGCCTTTAATACCGAAGAAAACTGATCTTGAAATCGACCTATCCGAAGTTCGTACACAAGGCGGGGAGTTCGTCGACAGTGATCTGCAGCGCGCCGTAGATCAAGATAGTATTACGCGGGCAGCCCTTGCCGAATGTAGCGTGCTCGGGGAGGAACGCAATCACTGGCTAATATTTGGTACAGGAATTGAGCATTGCAACCATATAGTCGATATACTTGAGGAGTATGGGATACCAGCAGCAGTTTGCCATTCCGGCCAGTCTGAGGAACTAAATGCAACCGCCATTCGTAATTTTAAGGCGGGTAAGATAACAGCTCTAGTTAACAATAATAAACTTACAACAGGATTTGACTTTCCCGGTATTGATATGATCGTAGCTCTGCGACCAACTAAGTCTCCGGGTTTATGGGTTCAAATGCTCGGTCGCGGTACACGCCCGGTCTATACCGATGGCTATGACCTGCAGGATATAGAACAACGTTTAGCTTCGATAGCCGCCGGACCAAAACAGAATTGTTTGGTATTGGATTTTGCCGGCAATACAAGGCGCTTAGGACCTATCAATGACCCACTTATCCCAAAGAAAAAAGGGGAGAAAGGTAACGGTATTGCCCCAGTGCGCTTATGTGTTAATAAGATGCCAGGAGATAAAGTCTGTAATACAATCTGCCATGCTAGCATCCGTATCTGCCCAGTATGTGGATTCGAGTTCCCTAAGACGGTGAGGATAGGGGAGACCGCAGCGAGTGAAGCCTTAATGGCCAGCAGTATGCCGCAAATGGAGATCTTTAAAGTAAGCCGGGTTACTTACAGCCGGCACACTAAAATGGACAGGCCGGACTCCATTAAAGTAACTATTTTTGCAGGGCTACGTAAATTTACAACCTATGTATGCCTTGAACATGGTGGTGGCGCAGGACGAATGGCACGAGCTTGGTGGGCTGAACGGTGTGAATGGGAAGCGCCAGAAACAGTACAGGAGGCTTTAGATTATGCCTCTAACCTTAAAGTCCCAACTCATATAGGAGTTTGGATCAACAAAAAATACCCGGAGGTAAAAGGTTATGATTTCACCGGAACAGCGTTTGGAACTATTGGGAGCGATGGAGCAGCTGAGGGATTACGTCGCGAAAATCCCTAACATAAAAGCTCGAAGAACATGTCTAGACTGCGAGCATTTTAACGATCTTAATGAAACATGTAAATTGTTTAATGCGCGGCCACCTGCTAAAACGTTAGTCTACGGATGCGATGAATTTTCTTTAGATATTCCATTTTAATCTTGTACAATTACTCTAATCATAGGATAATTAAGTTAAGTAATTTATTGGAGTAATTGACATGACCCGTATTAATCTTCTTCCACCAACTATGCTCACGAATATCCATCTAATGGCGGAGTATCGTGAGCTCCCTAGGTTGTTTACGCGTGTTAAGTGGCGTATAAATAAAGGCCAGTCGCTAGCCGATATCCAGCATAAGATAAGTGAACATTATACTCTTAATACTGGTCATGAAACTTTCTTTAATGATAAGCTTCGATGGTTATATAATCGTTATCAGACCATTTACGTAGAGCTTGTTAACCGCGGTTACAAAATCGATTTAGGTAAATACGCCGCTATCTGTGGTAGTGCAATCGATCTCCGTGGTACGGAATGGTGGGGAGACTATACCCCTCGTCCTGAAGATGTGTACCTTAATATGGCTCGGGTAGCCCGCCGGTCTAAATTAGATAATGTTCTTGATGAATTATGGAGCGACGTATGAGTGCTGCACAAGAAGAGCAAGCTCTGTATGATATGGCTGAAATAAAGGAGCTTAGGAAGCAACTAGCTTCGGCTAAACGTACTAACGAGCGTATGTTAAAGGTTCTTACCAAGGTTTCGTCTATAGTGATGGAGTATATTGAATTCCATTCAGACGAAGAGGTTGGTTTCTGCGGTGATCAAGGTTCAGAACGGCGGGAATACGAGCAAGGGGAGTTCCACGGGCGCGTTACAATGGCCCGAGAACTGTATCCAATTATTATGGAGCAAGAAGATGAGTCGTGATATCCTACTAGATCTAGACAATCTCAAGTTAGTAGCCGTAGCCGAAGGTAAAAATAGCGTGCGCCGCCTAGAATACATCGCAGAAATTGAACTCCCAAAGAACGAGTTCTATATTTGTGGTGATTCCCTAGCCGAACGCCAACGCTTTACCGATTACGAGCTAAAGTTGATCTACCTTAATACGACCGGCGATGAATTAAAAACTAATAACCGGGAGCAAATCCTGCAAACTGTTGGATATACGATCCAGAGGGCTACCCCTGATACAAGAGACCTTGAAGGTTTAATGACCACACTTGGGCGCGCATTAGGGGCTATAGATCCATTACCCCAACCAGAAAAACCCGGTAAGAAAAGCACCCAAAGTGGAGCAGCCAAACCAGTTAGTCGACCAAAGGCTGGTACAACAACTGGTAATGTTTGGGATGCCTGCGATTGGTGGTTATCGGAGAACCCAGCAATGTCTATAAATGACAAAGAATTTAGAACAGGTCTTATAAAAGTATGCATTGAAAATGGGATAAATGAGGCAACTGCTTCGACCCAGTTTGGCAAGTGGAAAAAGCATCAACTTAATGCTTGACCCGGTCACTTAGATATGACATAATTCAATCTCACCAGAACGAATACAGATTAGTATTTATTTAAACCAGCAAAAGGAGCCACATCATGGCTAAGAAAGACGAAGCAGTAAAAAAAGAAGTAGTTGCTAAAGATCAGGCTAATGGCGTGACTCGACCAGGAGCGGGAACTAAAACAGGCCGCATCTGGGAAATCGCAGATGGTATGTCAGCCGAATTGGGTAAGCCAGTTGGTCGTAAGGCAGTCTTAGAAGCTGCTACTGGCGAAGACATTAATGCCGCAACAGCAGCCACTCAGTATGGTCGCTGGCGTAAATACAACGGCCTTGAAGGTCGTGGTACTGAAGAAGATGCTCCGGCGGAAGATGCTCCAGCCGAAGAAGCTAAGTAAACAGTACAACCGAATGCATTAAGCCACTCTTTCTCCAAAGTTTTAGTGGCCGAAGCATGGGGCACCAGAAGGTTAATAACAACCTAACTGGTGCCCCACAAAAACCTCTCTACAAACTTTAGGATTCAGTATGAATACCCAAATCCCAACAAAACGCATTAAGTCAGTAGGCTCGTCTCTCGTTGTCCATTCAATTTTTCACACAATACAAGGGGAAGGTCCATTTACTGGACAACCAGCAGTATTCGTGCGATTAGGGGGCTGTAACCTACAGTGTCCGGGATGTGACACAGAATATACCCAAGGCTCCGGGCAATTAACCATCCGGGAAATCTTCGACGAAATTACCAAAGTATCCGCGGGTAGTAGAACCGACCTTGTGGTTATTACTGGGGGTGAACCATTCCGCCAGAATCTAACCATGCTAGTAGATCAGCTCCATTTTAATAACATACGGGTACAGATAGAAACTAACGGGAGCCTCGCTCCGCAGGGTGAATTTGGTATTAAGCCTGTAATTATCTGTAGCCCAAAGACATCCAAGCTTAACCCTGAGCTCCTACCATTGATTGATGCATATAAGTATGTAGTTGATCATTTGGATTTTAATCCTGAAGACGGTCTACCTACGAGAGCCCTAGGGCACCGGGCTACGCCGCAGCTTGCTCGGCCTCACGAAGGCTTTACTGGGTCTATCTATATCCAGCCAATGGATATGGATTTTGTCTATAAGGCTATGGACAAAGACTGCAGCTCTAATGTCGGTCAGCAGCATGACCACAATAAAGCAAACCTCAAACTGTGTATCGAAAGCGCTATGAAGTTTAATTATACTTTGCAGCTCCAAGTGCACAAAATCATCGATATGGAGTAACACCATGAATAATGATACCGCCGTAGTCGTCTTGTCTGGCGGGCAAGACTCAGTAACCTGCCTAGGTATAGCCTTAAAGAAGCACAGCACAGTAGTGGCAATAGGATTTCATTATGACCAGAAGCATGCGGTAGAGCTTAGTCAGGCCGCTATGATTTGTACTGAGCTTAACGTACCCTTTACTTGGATGACGATTAATGTTCTATCCGAGCTAGGAGATAGTGCTTTAGTTAATACCAATAATTTCGTGAATAATGATGTCGGTGCTGCCCATCCTAGTAATAAAGATCTACCGGCCAGCTTTGTACCAAATCGTAACGCTATGTTCTTAACTGCAGCCCATGCATACGCCCAGAAGATCGGGGCAAAGCACGTGTATACTGGGGTATGTCAGACAGATTACTCGGGTTACCCTGACTGCCGTGATATCTTTATCAAGAAATTGGAAAACGCGTTAAATACTGGCTATTTAACGGACATCGTATTCCATACCCCATTAATGCACCTAACTAAAGCGGAAACTTTCAAGTTAGCGGATGATTACGGGGTTCTAGAATTAGTTATCGAAAAATCCCATACGTGTTATAATGGTGACCGTAGCGTACGCCATGCATGGGGTTATGGTTGTGGTAAGTGCCCGGCTTGTGAGCTTCGTGCAAATGGGTACGCCAAGTACTTAAAAATGATTTCTGGTGATCAACTTGAGGAGCATTTCTAATGGAACCAATGATCGAAGTTGTAATGACTTTAGAAAAACAGACTAAGAATAAACTAGTCTACGGGAGCAAGAGCTCATTTATTCCATCGCTATATATTGATAAGAATGCTTTCCCGGATTCGCCGAGTACGATTACGGTGACCGTTAAGCAGGGGGATAAAACTCATGGGTAAAGTAACAGCAACCCGTTATCACGACATCTGTAGTGGGCACCGTGTACATGGTCAGGGGGGTAAGTGTGAGCATCTACATGGGCATAACTATCGCTTTCACTTTACGATTGAAGCACCTAATGCCAAAGGCGGTATTGACGATGTTGGTCGTGTTTTAGATTTTTCCGTTATTAAGCAAGTGCTTTGCGAATGGCTTGAAGAGAACTGGGATCATAAAATGCTTCTATGGGCTGAAGACCCACTATACGCATATGTTAAGGATATTGATCCTTCTACCGTGCGGGTTCCATTTAATCCGACTGCAGAAAATATGGCTCGTTATATGGTGGAGGTAGTCGCCCCTGCCCTATTTGAAACAGCCGATATACAGTGCACCCTTACCACCTGTACCATAGACGAAACGGCGAAATGCTCCGCCACTTACTCTCTTTAATAAGGAACCATAGCATGAATCCGAAAAGCGTAGCTAATAGCGTTAGTGAAATCTTAATGAATATCGAAGGGGTCGATGGGGGTCTCCGCGAAGGCTTAGTTGAAACACCTGAGCGGGTCGCTAAGGCCATGAGCAAATGGTTTAGCGGATACGATGTTGATATTAAGGCGTTGTTAAAGGTGTTTGAAGATGGGGCCGAAGGTTGCGACGAAATGGTTATCGTCAAGGACATCCCAATCTACAGTAAGTGCGAACACCACATGGCGGATATCTTTGGTACGGCCACTATTGCCTACATACCTAACGGTAAGATTGTTGGCTTGTCAAAGCTATCCAGACTCGCAGATGCATACGCGCGCCGGTTGCAAGTACAAGAACGCTTAACCAACCAAATAGCGGACGCTATTTATGAGCACCTAGACGCCATCGGTGTCGGGGTAATCATCAAGGCTAGGCATATGTGCATGGAGTCACGAGGTATATGCCAACAAGGGCATTATACGATCACTTCTGGTCTGCGCGGGGTACTAAAGAATGACCCAGCGGCTAGACAAGAATTTATGATGCTAGCCGCCTCTTAACATTAACCTACACCGGGCGGGGGTTCCCCCGCCTTTTGAGATAACGAATTATGAAATATGTAATTGCTTATATAGCGTTAATCTTAGGGGTAAACCTTAGTTTTAGTTATCTACCAATGCTAGAAACTCCTATCGGGTTTGTATCAATGGCAGCAGTACTCGTGGGTTTCGTTTTTGTACTTAGAGATTACGCCCAACGTGCTGTTGGCCATTATGTACTCCTCGCGATGGTATTGGGGGTAATAATCTCTTATCTTCTAGCTAATCCGTTTGTGGCCATAGCTTCCGCGACCGCTTTTGCTTTAAGTGAGACCATAGACTGGTTGGTTTATACCATTACAAAAAAACCTTTTCATGAGCGAGTACTAATATCATCAGTATTTGCTATACCTATTGATTCATTTGTCTTTTTATGGATGATCGATGCCCATACTTGGGGAACGGTACTCTTAATGATAAGTGCAAAATTGGCCGCCTCATTATACATCTACTTTACTCATAAAAATAATTAATTACTCTTGATTAAAAACCCTGTATCAGTATAATAATTGATATAGGGTTTTTTAATGAATAGGAAAAATTATGAACAGCGAGACTTGTACCTTCGAAGAATGGTTAAATAGTGTTAATAATTCATTTGTAAACCGTTTTGGTTTACATACCAGCGATGTTCAGGATCATAATTGGTGGGATCTTTGGGAAGATGGTTTAACCGAAGATGAAGCCATCGAAGACTTTGTTGACTGTAATCCGGAGTTCCAGCTATGAGTAACGTAACTAATCCAACATGCGTATTCGGTTTCACCGCGCACAAAGAAGACGTTCTTGAAGAGCTTAAAGAAGAGCTCGCAGCCGGTTTTACTATGAATGCGGAAGAGCAAAAGAGCTGGGAAGCAATGACTTTTTATACTTGTGCGGTAGGTATTGTCTATCTAGATGGTACATACGAGGACAAGATCACTTTCGATAATGACGATCAGGCCCTTAGAGGCAAAGAAGGCTATTCTTGGCAGGCCGCAAAACGCCATGCGGATAAGTGGTCAAAACGTCTTGGCGGCAGTGTCGTGTCAGCGCTGTACCTGAGTGACGCCATTAAAGAGGCCAAAGCATGAATAGAACATGTGCCTGCGGTAAAGGCGCGGCTAGTGCTTATGATGGCTTATGTCGGTATTGCCGGGAAAGAATTTTTAGTAGGGCTGAATGTAAAAAGGCCGGTGTTCGCCATCGCGGTGATGGACTTAGCATCGGGCAGGCTTGGGAAATTTGGAATAGGAAGCATCCACCAATGATACAGTTCAATGGCGATAAGCAGAATAGCTTTAAAGTTATCTGCGATTACTGCGGTAAGGAAGCTAAGTTAGTACCGGGTTCCGATATTTATTTTAACAGACCTGATCTTGCGCAGAACATGTATTGGGAATGTTTACCTTGCGAAGCACACGTCGGATGCCACAAAAACAGCCCAACTCATAAACCATTGGGGGGCTTAGCCAACAAAGAATTACGTAAGAAGCGTGGCGAGGCGCATGCAGCTTTCGACCCAATTTGGAAGCACCATCACATGAGCAGAAATCACGCCTACATGTGGTTGTCAAGTAAACTTGGTATCCCGATGAAGCTTTGCCATATTGGGATGTTTAATAGTGGGCAGTGCGATCTGGTTATTGCCCTAGCAAACGGTGTACTACATAGTGGGAGTTAACATGAGTAAATCAATTAACGATCTTAGTTGTGATCAAAATTATCTAATAGGTCAAAGGGTTATTTATGACAATACTATCTGTACCGTTGTAAATCCTCCTAAGCTCGAAAAGCAAGATAAAACTAAGGTCTGGATTGCTAATCCGGCGCGTGGGTACCACCACTGGGTTAGCGCGGGTAACGTAAGAGCCCTACCGAATGGACAATTATAATGAAATATTTACAGCTTTTTATAATTTGGGTAATACTAGTATATTTCGCACCGATTTTCTTGCTTTCCCTGCTTATTCCATATTTTACTAGTAAAGATACGCAGGTACGTAAACAAGTACAAAGATCGGCATGGGCTGGATATAAAGAGCTTTGGAAATATAAAACATTCACAGAGGAAAGGTAAGCTATGAACATTTTTATGGCCGGTATTTATACCTCTAACTTTGACTTAAACGGTAAACTGTATCGCCGTTTAGAGCCAGCAGAAAAGATAGCCCGTGATAACATTCCGCATATCCTTGAATCATATCACTATGTTAATCGCCAATCTTACATTGACAAGATGCGCCGCGATGGAGTCAAGGTATTCCTCGACTCCGGAGCTTTCTCGGCATGGTCGAAAGGCGCCGAGATTGACCTGCCCGGTTATTGTCGCTATATAAAAGACAACTCAGATATTATTCGGATGGAAGATGATACCGTAATGGCCTCAGTGCTGGATAGTATCGGAGATGACCAAGGCACCTATGAAAATCAAATGCGTATGGAAACTCTTGGGGTACGCCCATTACCTTGTTTTCACTACGGGGAAGACCCGCGCTATTTAGAGTATTATGTGGCCAACTATTCTTACATAACCCTCGGCGGCATGGTTGCACAATCTACTAAGAACCTTTTAGTTTGGCTAGATGAGATGTGGGAGAAATATTTAACGGACGGCGCCGGTCGCCCTAAGACTAAGGTGCACGCCTTTGGTGTTACCACACCTATCCTTATGAAACGTTACCCTTGGTTTAGCGTCGACTCCTCGTCTTGGGTTCAAGTAGCGGCAAACGGAAGTATTCTTTATGAAGGCCGGGCTATGGCGATTTCTGATCAAAGCCCTAACCGCAAGGTTGAGAATCAGCACTTCCTCACCTTCACCCCAATGCAGCAGGAAGCCATCCGTAGAAAATTAGCTGACCAAGGCTATAGTTATGAGCGCCTGAGTACTGAATATTTGTCGCGTTGGATATATAATATTAATGCTTATGTCGAAATGCATAATGAGTATCCTCCTTTCGAGGAAGCCCGCTGGGTACAAGATCAAATGGGATTATTCTAATGAAAATACCGAACAAGATTGATAAGCGTACTTTCAATAGCCTCACCAAGAAGAACAGGCGGGCTCTCAAGAGCGCTATAGATGCTTATCATAGTGACATGATGCTCGAGGCTGCATGGCTCGCAGATACTTGGGACCCTAATAATAAGTACATGGAAGAGATGAGCAAGGAAGGATTAAAGACAGCCGATTATTGGAATAAAGAAGTTAAGGCATCTTTACGTGTCTTCAAATCCACTACGAAGAAACTTCGCGTTGCACTGGCTAAGTACGAAGAGGCTAAGAAAAATGCTAAAAGCACTTAAGTTCGTACAAGGGGCTGTCGCCTCAAAAGGCTTTGCCCCTGAACTAACACATTTCCGTATTGAGAACGGGGTTATACGCGGGTTTAACGGCTCGTTAGCCCTAGCAAGTCCGATTAACCTAGACCTTAATGTAACCCCAAAGGCTATCCCGTTTATTAAGGCCATTATTGTGTGTAAGGATGCAACCGCAATGCATATTACCGGCGCCGGGCGTTTAGGTATTAAGTCCGGCGGTTTTAAGGCCTATATCGAATGTATCGAAGAAATCTACCCGGACATCCAACCTGAAGGGGAAAAAATCCCCATTACTGGCGATTTCCTAGAAGCCTTAAAGGTTGTAGCCCCTTTCATGGCGGAAGACGCCTCTAAGCCGTGGGCACGCGGGGCTCTATTAGATGGGCAGACTGTAACGGCCACAAACAATATTGTGATTGTACAACGCTGGTTGGAACAACCATTCCCGTTGCGGATCAATGTCCCAGCTAAAGCGGTAAAGGAGCTTATTCGTATTAAAGAATCCCCGACCCATATTAGTATGACAGAAAACTCTGCCTCATTTTACTATGATGATGGGCGATGGTTGCGCACCAATCTTATTGATTTACCATGGCCTGACATTAATAAAGTTCTCGATAGAGATGCGAATCCAGAACCCCTCCCGGAAGGGTTCTTCGCCGCAATCGAAGACATAAAACCGTTTGTCGACGAGGTAGGTAGAGTTATAATTGGGGAAGGGTTAATTACAACGACTAGAGAACCAGGTGTTGGGGCTTCCGTTGAATTCCCAATGCTAACCGAGATTGCCATATTTAATAACGTACACCTAGCCCGTATTGAACAAATTGTTGAATCCATCGATATGACCATGTGGCCAGCCCCGTGTATTTTTTACGGGGATAACTTACGCGGAGCTATTATAGGGATGAAAGAAATATGAAGAATATAAATGATTCGATAGACCCGGTCAAGGTTGTCAACCTTTCAGCCGCGATTATTAAACGTGTTCAAGAATTGACTTCAGACCCAGCTACTCAGCAGGCTATCCTCATGACGGCAAAAGCTTCCATCGAGAATAGCATAAATCAAGAGATGGTAAGGGTTATTATGTACCAAACCCTGCAGGGGAAATAACAATGGCACTGAAAAAGCGTATCCTAGTTTGCGGCGGGCGAGACTATAGAGACGCCAAGCATGCCTATGAAGTATTGGATAACCTTAAAAAATGGTTTGATCCTAATTTCATTATTATTCAAGGTGAGGCCGCTGGTGCAGACTACCTTGGGAAACAGTGGGGCAAGGCCAACGGGAGGCCAGTAATTGGTGTTGAAGCTAATTGGGACTTTTATAAAAAGCCGGCCGGAGGTATTCGCAATGGTTGGATGCTCGAATTCTGTACCCCGGATCTAGTAGTAGCTTTTCCTGGCGGTACAGGTACGTCTAGTATGATTACCAAGGCACGCCAAGCAGGAGTGGATGTCTATGAGGGATGATGCAATAGGTATGTTCTGGGAAGATGTTCCAGCCGTCCGCGGGAAAGGACGTATAGCCGCGGTAATGCCGGATATTCCAGAAACTGGATGGCAAATGCCACAATATCTACCAGATTTATCCGCCTCCTCGATCATTTCTATAGATACTGAGACCTTTGATCCTGAACTGATAGAAAAAGGACCGGGTTGGGCTAGAGGAAAGGGGCATATCGTTGGGATTTCTATAGGGGATGATAAAGGCGGAGCATGGTACTTCCCTATCCGTCATGAAATATTTCCGGAGGAGAACTGGGACCCAGAAGTGGTGTTGAACTGGCTCCGTAAACAACTCTCTAACCCACTTCAACCCAAAGTTGGGGCTAACCTACTGTACGACCTCGGATGGCTTAAACACGAGGGGGTAGAGGTTGCCGGCGATCTTTATGATGTCCAATACGCTGAAGCATTGCTCCACGAAGCCAGAACGGTAGCCCTTGAAGATCTTGGTCAACGCTATTTAGGTATGGGTAAGGAATCTAATACCCTGTACCAATGGTGTGCCGATTATTACGGTGGAAACCCTAACGGCAAACAAAGGGCTAACATATACCGCACCCCTGCTCGTCTGACGGGGTATTATGCCGAGTCGGATGCCTACCTACCCATAAAGATTCTTGAAAAACAATGGCCATTGCTGGTAGAAGAAGGATTAATGGATCTGTTTATAATGGAATGCGAACTCATGCCATTATACCTAGCGATGCGCTTTGCCGGGGTTACCGTGAATATCCCATATGCTGAGGAGCTGCGGGATACCCTAGAGAAGAAAGAACTAGAGGTGCAGAAGAACTTCGAGAAGCAGCTAGGGTTTGGTATTAACGTAAACGCCACCGATAGCCTAGTTAAGATTTTTGATTCATTCGGATTGAGTTACCCAACGACCGCAAAGGGAAACCCAAGCTTCACTAAACAGTTTCTTGAAGGGTTAGATAATCCAGCCGGTGTGGTTATTAATGAAATACGCCAATTACAGAAGCTACGTGGTACGTTTGTAGAAAGCTATATACTGGATTCTCATGTTAACGGTAAAGTCTATGGCCAGTTTCATCCGTTAAGGGGGGAAGGAGGGGGTACACGAAGCGGGCGGTATTCAAGCTCTACCCCAAACCTACAGAATATCCCCTCTAGAGATCCAGTACTGGCACCAATGATTCGTGGCCTTTTCATCCCCGACGTTGGGCATTGCGCTTGGCGTAAGTACGATTACTCCCAAATTGAATACCGATTCATGGTGCACTTTGCTGTTGGCCAAGCCGGGAATAGAGCTAGGGCGATGTTTAATGCAAACCCAGATCTAGATTACCACGATTTTGCCCAACAACTAATTAAGGATAAGCTTGGTATCCACATCGATCGTAAACCGATTAAAAATATTAACTTTGGCCTGATTTATGGTATGGGACAGGCGACTCTAAGCAAGAATTTAGGGCTTACTAAGAAGGCTGGTAATGAGTTATTTGAGGCCTATTTTGAAGCAGTAGACTTCGCTAAGCCTACAATGGAACAGGCTATGGCCGAAGCGCAAGATTCAGGTATCATTAAAACTATTATGGGGCGTAAATCTAGATTCGACTTATGGGAATCGGCTAACTGGGATCGTAACAGTGTTGGGTTACCCTTAGAGAAAGCATTGGTAACTTATGCCAAGATTCGTCGCGCGTATACACATAAAGCTCTAAACCGCAAGCTGCAAGGAAGTGCGGCAGACCAGATGAAAAAAGCAATGCATAAATGCTGGAAAGATGGGGTCTTTGATGCCACAGGGGTACCAAGACTTACCGTTCATGATGAATTGGATTTTTCTGATCCTGGTGGGAGAGACGAAGCTTTCCTAGAAATGCAGCATGTTATGGAAACCGCGCTACCTTTAAGTATCCCAGTCAAGGCGGATGGGGAGATCGGCCCAGATTGGGGACATGTAACTGATCTAGATAAAGCGATTGCTTACGCGAAAGAGACTGGAGATTACTCCTTATTTCGGGCATAATATACTTATGATAAATAGTGTAACGGAGAAAAGGTCATGAGAATTACACAGATTACCTGTGATAGCTGCAGGGAAGAGATGGCGGCTAATAGTAACAAAATAACTTTTGCTCTGCGGCAGGAGGTTGCCAATGGCTCCGATGGGGGTACCCCGTCAGTTCTGGTTTTTTCCTCGGCTGCCGCCAACAGCGCTAACCAATACGTAGATAAAGAAAGCTTGGATATATGCCATAACGGTATGGCTAAAGCTATCGCTGCCTTATATGGGGCGCTAGGTGAGGGGTCCTTCAAAGATGCCTAATAAATCCGAAGCTGCATGTATGATTCGACTATACTATACCATGCGCGGCTGGAAAATGACTAAAGACGGGCATATGCTCATGAAGGCGGGTATACGGGGGAGTATGGTTCTCCACCGCCGCCGTATAACAAAAACCTCTGTGATCCACGAAGTTAAATTACACGGCAAGTGGGTCAAGGGAAATGTTGAACAAATTAAATCCTTTGTTAAAATGATACAGGTGGATCAAAATGAAAGTAATTAATTTACGGGTCGATTGGATGCTCCCATACGCTAATAACCCGCGTTTAATAATTGAAGTGGATAAAATCGCTTTACCGAAAACGACTGATCCAGTATGGGAAATCTCATACGCAACAGATCCAGCCTATATTTATTGTGAGGTGGACGGTTTTGTGTTGTATCAAACACTAGGTGGTTATAACGAGAAAAAACCTGGCCATGGCTTTGGAGGCCGAACCTTTACCTTCACCCTTAAAAACGGAACCAAAATAAAGACAAATGATAGTTGGTCGGGCAACCCAAGAGGGCTACCAATCGAGGTCATGGATGTTGCCTTAACAAGGACGCATAACCAAAGCGCCTACAGTGCAGCAATGACCTTGACAAAAGTAAAGGAACTTTTAGAAGAACGAGGGAACCCTTTCTATCTCTTTAAGTGTGAGCACGGTTTTTGGAGCCCAAGCCTAAGTCCAGATCGGGTACAGAAACCACTTTAGCGGAAGTACTCTTTCAGGGCTAGCATAACAGCGCTTACGATGGAGAGCATGAATATACCGACTAGGGTAAGCATCCCTTTACGTTTAATTGCCTCCGTCGAAACCCGGACCTCTCTAAGATGTTGGAAGTCTTTTTGCATCTCGATAGGCTCACTATGCTGGACACCGAGGGTTAGGAGGGTATCGCGAACTGTCTGACTCACCAGTTCCTTTAGCTCCTTGTCCGTCATTAGAACAGTCTTTTGATTCTCCAATTGAGCCTCCTATAAGCCCATGTAGTGCAAACCACCACCCCTGCGATCTTTAGGCGTAACAATACGCGAGGAATCTTCCCCGCGAAGCAACTTGTATAGTGACCCAAATATAATAAGTAAAGCATTAAGTACGAATAGGCTATTAAGAGCCACCGCGGCTATATAACCATCGGCAGAATCAAAATACCACAAACTTGTTCCTGCTTGGGCGAGAAAAACCCACATAACCGCTTTTGTAGCCGGGCACCAAAATTTAAAGTAAACCGCAAAACAAATCGCCGCGGAGGCTAAATCGACAGTTGCGCTTGTAATTGCGTTAAATGGGTAATTAAGATGGACATCAATCCCTACGGAAACAACCCAATTCATAAAAAACAGTAACCCTAGTTTCCAAAGGGTTCTAGTCGCCGGTGCAATAGCTATCGCAAGTGTGGCCATCGCTAATAACCCGTAGATAAAGTAATAAATCATCTACGAGGCTACTTTTTATCAATACCACCACCAAACGGGGTTACCTGCCCATTTGGGGTAGTAGTTTTTGTATTAATGGTTACCTGCGCGATTCTAGCAGCTTGGTCTAAACATTGGTGTAAGCAAGCTGTTTCGTGCTCTAGTAAGCGACTAGTGCTTTTTAAGATGTTCTGGAGTTCTTCGATCTTACGTAGGTGGCTGGCTATGTTATCCGCTAGCTTTTGTTCAGGAGACATAAATAGATCCTTAAAGGATTAACATGTTCATTTGTTTACCATTTTAAGGATCTAGGTATTATTTAGCAACAGATTTTTAAACCCAAGGTAAAGTACCGGCTATAGGGAAAGAAAACGGTTCTTGGCCTAGGTTAATTCTTACCCTCGAAGTATTGGCCTCTAAGAATGGAACCCAGCTGTGATTAGAGGTTACCCCAAGTAGGTCGATGGCTAAAACACCATTGCGGTAAACCTGAAACTTATCATCTGCTACAGGTCTAAATACAAACTGGTAGGTATCCCCAGTATCGATAGGTCCACTATCCCCGACGAGTACTTGACCTCCACCGTCTTCTCTAAAGGCTTGGCCGGAAGTATTATCCCCTGTTATCCAGAACCTTCCGTTCTTCCCTGAATCTAAAGGTCTAGTGGCTGGGTTAAACCCGACAGTTGTTACCCCGATGCGAACGTCAGCCGAGTTGCTTTGTTCGACCGTTACCTCAAACATAAAAGAGGTACCACCTATTCCGCTCTTGTCTTTAGCGTACCAAGTTTCGAGAAAGGTGCTCGCAATTGTCGTATATCTGTCACCTACAGTTTCCCCGAGGAGGCCAATAATATCCTGCCCAACCTGTTCAATAGGCCACTTAGCCACAGCGGTGTAAGTTATCGGATCCACTTCAAACAATGCTTTACCATTCAAGGTATTACGCCCAGTCCTCAAACTTAAAAAGGTCGGTCCAGTATCATTATCGGCGTTATTAAGCATGCCGCGTAACTGATTGTTTTTGCCTTCGTTAATTATACCGAGGATGGTCGTTACATTGGCCACAGGAAGCCTTTCAATAAAGGTTACCCCATCGTCCGTATAAACCTCGATAGAGCCATGGTAACTCAATCTAGTGGCTGTTTTTAGCATCGAATCTAATGTATCATCCGCGCTTTTAGACGACGTAAAAACTAGAGCCCAATTTATTAAGTCCGTCGACGTGTAGAAGGTCTTCAGGTCATTTATAGTCACTAACATAATCCATCTAGAGCTAAAATAAACTATCTTCTCAAAACCGTTTGGAAAAGTACCGGGTAACAGGGTAACACCAGTGTCCGTCCATACAGACAAATCAGGGGAAGTCATTGAAGCAAGTGTATCAGGTTGTGCTACGAAATACCCTTGGGCTACGTAAAGGGTACCATTGTGCCATATACGGCTTGGTATAAAATCATGTACAAGGGATAGATCATTATCGTCGACTGGATCGATAGCTGTCCACGTTTGGGCATCAGGAGATGTATACAGATCTTTGTTTACCCCTTTTCGTAGAATAAATTGGTTAGTATTAAAACTGTAGTGGATAAAGTTAGCCCCGCCGCCAATGTGCCCTCCGGGAACGGAGCTGATATTTGTTGTTACCCAAGGCTCCGTTGTCGGCGTAAGATTTTTAGTGCCCAAGAAAGAGCCCCCAGCCCTAAGCACCACGCCATTACCTTCGTTTATCGGGGCTTCCCCGATAGCGGTTATCCCGGTGGACACCCCTACATCATTGAAAGTATCAAGAGAGCTGTTTGGAAAAACGGTACTGCGTATAGGATCAATTGTAGCCCCTATACTGCCGTCATCGTCATTCATAAAAGACCACCATTGCCCGGCTATCCAATATGGCGCCGGTATTAGCTGACTAACAGAGCCTGTGGATTGATTGCCCGCCGCTGCCAGAATACCTTGGGTAATTAGATTTATAGAGATCATAGTAATTCGAGTTCCCCAGTTAACAACCAAGTATCTACATCGCGCTTATGGAGTACAGCCTCACTGTATTGTTCTATAAGGCTTGCTGTTCTTGACGCCTTTTTAACAATGGTTACCCCAGCCCCACCCGCCACGGTAGTTTTTCCGGTACCATATTGCCTAATTAGGACAGTAGCCCCTACAGGAAAAGCTACGGCGCTCTCTGGGGGTACTGTGAGGGTATTAGGGTTAGCCCCAGTACTTTCCACTACCTTACCTTGGTCACCTAATACTAGAGTATAGTTAACCCCAGCATAGGACGCAATAGGCGTTGCGCTTAGCTGCGAATGGGATAACTTGCGTGTCGCCCCACCTTGAACGCATTCGAACAATTCGGCACCAGTAACCACACCGCCTGAGACCATATCGCTTATTTTTAAATCGGCCATACTTAATCCTCTGTTATACGCCTGTCGTCATTTTCGGCCAAACGGGTACTCCCGTCTTCCGTCACACGTTGCGTGATTGGTATTTCAAACATAAACGTATGTTTAAATGTACTAAAACTGATAGTACCATTTCGATTGGACTCTACTTCAATACGCATATTAAAAAGGGTACCAGATGGATACGTGAATAAATGGTTAAACGTCTTACCCACAATCCCGCTCTGTGTCACCAGCAGGGCTGATGTATCCGCATTATAAATACCTACGGTATAAGTCGTTCCGGCTTCTTGAGCACCTAAAGCGACATTAAACCAATCCTCTATTCCGGCTACCTGTTGGGTACGATCTTGGTGCTCCCAACTTATGGCAAAAGTATTAGTACCGATACTCGATGGGAAATAAGCCCCATTGATCATGATCTGAGAAGGAAGATATGGTTTGCCCTGTCTTCCAACAAATGTTTTAGTAGCGATTGGTGCATCGTCTAAAGGAAGAACGCCTAGACTCGTTTGGGTAAGCGCCTTGGCTTGAACAAGATTACTAGCGGTGTAAACGGTTATCGGAGCCGCGTCGTTACCGTCAGCAAAGTAAATAATGTCGTTCACACTGTGTACCATCGGGTAGGAATCTAGGGCGCCTCGGCCAACGCTAATTAGATTTGTACTAAGGTCTATAGAATCAATACGTAGAACCTCGTCGTTCAAGTAAGCGTAACCGCCAATAACAACCTCCGCGATACTGCCGGAGAACGCGTTAATTGGAATACTGAGTTCAGTAAATACGTCCAAATCCGCTGCTAGTCTAGCGACAGGAGCAAACTGGCCATTAACCGCGAATACGAAAGTTTCGGAAGTACCAATGCGCGAAAACATTTGAACATTGAAAGCTGGTTGAGCTGGTTTTTCTGTAACAAGCTGGGCAAAAGTATCATCATCAGTTATTTGGGTGAAATCAGCAGCACTTAACTTTGTGGCAAGATCATAGTAAGGCCTTTCAACAAGTGAGGTACTTAATGCAGGGAGCGGTTTAGTTACAGTATCCACCCAACCAGATTCAACCGGTTTTATGTATGAATTGCTCGGAAGTCCGAAGATGTCCTCTAACCCGTCTATACCGACTAGGCTATCCTCAAAGGTACCGTAGTTTACTTGAGTAACCCGAATAACTACCCGCTCAATACCCAAGGCTGCCCAAGAAACAGCGATAACATCGCCGGGATTAATATTCCAACCATCTCGGTTAACCACGAGGCGTACGCGGCATAGAGGTGTCGATACTTGGTTTAATTCCCGCACGCCAATACGCCCGGCCATCTCGGCCGTGTCGACTCCTGTGAAATCCGAGGTCTGAGAGACAACACCACCCTGTGCCTGTATAGAGGCCAAGTCCTGAACGGTTATGGCGGAATCCTCGAGATCCCCTCGACGGCGGTAAGTAATAGTATATTCATTAACTAACTCGGCGAAAGCTGGGCGCTCGAAGTATTCAAAGGATGTTATATTAGTCTCGTCAAAAAGTGGTAGGCTTGGTTCATCGTAGTCGTCCCGGATAAGCACTAATTTATACTTTCCAGTAGAGCGGTCAGGGTAGAGTACCGCATTGATTACCTTAAGGATCTCCGTAATAAAAGATTCTATGGTACTCTTCTCCATGTACCCGAGGGACATACCAAAACCCTCGTCAAAGAGGGTATTTGAAGCGGCTATAAAAGATGGAATATCCAAATCGCTATCTAGTTGGCCAGCCCCCCATTCGGTATCCGTTAACGCTTCATAAATAATATGAGCACCATTAGCAGAACCGGAGTTAATATTTTCCTTGCCGGGATTAAGGGCAGCTCCGGGTATATCAGTTACTTCGACCGCCCACGGTTTAGGGTAAGGGCTATTAGCAGCTATGTACCCGCCCCCGCCAGATGAGGTGTAAACAGGAAGC